AGGGAGCGTAGACCTCGTCCCAGCCGCCGATCCTGCGCGCGTCCTCCGTCGTCATGCCGAGCGCCCACCCGTCCACGTACGGGTAAGGCTCACCATCAACGCCGCCGTGCTTGTCGAAGCGCAGCGGCCCCACCATCACGCCCGGCTCGATCCACTTGCGGTACGGCTCGATCCAGTCGCCGCGCAGCCCGCGGATGTCGTTGTTGAGGAAAACGACCGTGTCTGTCTCCACGAGCGCGAGGCCCGCGTTGCTCGCGGTGCAGAACCCGCCCGGCTTGTCGAGCCGTAGCGCGGCGAACTCAAGTGGCTCGGCGGAGCAGTCGTCCACGATGACGAGTTGATCCGGCTTGGCGGCTTCAACTGCTGCGAAGTAATCGGGCGCGAGCGTGAGATTTCCGCGCCACGGCGTTACGAGCGCGATGCTCATGCGACCAACCGCAGCGGCGCAACCTCGCGCGGCTTCTCAACCTCCGCGAGGATCGGCATCCAGCACTCCGCGAACACCTTCTCGATGTCGTACCCGACCGCGAACTCGCGCGCCTTCCGCGCGACCTTCTCGCTGCCCCGCACCGCGTACGCCTCCTCCAGCGCATCGACGATCTCACCGACGTTCGGCTTCTTCATGAACGAACCCTGCGTGCCGTCGTAGATCCGCTCGCCGTCGACGAGCCATCCGGAGCCGCACAGTTCCGTCATCGCCGTCCAGTCCGTCGTGATCACCGGCACGCCTGACGCCTGCGACTCGATCAGCGGGATCCCGAACCCCTCGCCATAGGACGGCATCGCGAGCACGTCGAACATGCCCATCACCTGAGCCACCTCATGGACAGGCAGGCCCATCCTGTACGCGGTCTGATCGGTGTGCAGGATCGCGTCCCGGGGAATCCCGGTGTGCTCCGCGAGCGGCAGAAGCTGGAGGCCGCGCTGCGTCCCGAACATGTCGGTGTGGAGGAATAGGAGCGCGTCGTCGTGGCGGCGACGGAACTCCGCGAACGCATCGAACACCTCCGGGAACGCCTTCCGAGACGGGATTCCCTGGTTCACGCCGACCATGCCCACCACGAACGCGTCCGCGGGCACCTTCAGCGCATCCCGGATCTGTCTCCGCTCGTCAGGCGAGCGCGGCCGGAAGACGTTCGTGTCGATCGCATGCGGCGCGTACATCGCGTCCAGGCCCGACTCCTGCAACTGCGCCTGCCCCCACTTCGACATCCCGATCGCGCGAGCCTGCACACCGTGCAGAAAGTGCTGAATGCCGGGCGGCAGCGGGTCGAGATGGAACGGCGTCCAGCACACGAACTCCAACCCGGTCAGCTTCTCGAGGTGGGGAAGCATCACCCACACGTCCATCAGCGTGAACACCTTCACCGACTGGCGATCCCCCCGGCCGGCGATGTGCGCGTAGTCGCCGAGCATGTTCGTCCCGAACCGAGTCTCGTCCGTCGGGAAGCAGCGGATGCCGTTCCAGTTGATCATGCCGCCCTCGAGGCCGTAGAAGCAGCTCAGCGAGACGTCGTGGCCGGCGGCGGCGATCCTGGGCACTGTCAGAGCGGTCTGATTGCCGTAGCCCGAGCTCGTCCACGGAGCGTTACTCACCCACAGAACGTCCACGATCACCCCGCTTCCGCCCCGGCGCCGCTGTCGCGTCCTCCACATCGGGCTTCGGCGGCGCCTCCGCGAGCGGCTTGAAGTTGTCCGGGAACAGCCGCACCAGCTCGTGAGTGCCGTCCAGGATGTCCACGCCCCGGGTGATCTCCCCGTTCCCGTTCGCGTCGGCGTAGGTGAACGACTTCGTTGCGATGTACCTCATGGATTCCCCCTTCAGTGAGCGGGGCCGCCCCGAAGGACGGCCCCGCTAGTGCATTCCCCTAGGTGACGGTTCCCACCCGGAAGGCGTTGCTGGTGAGGATGTTGCAGCCGTTCCGGTAGTAGGCGACCAGACCCGACATCCCGACCGGGTAGCCGAACGCGCCGGCCGTGTTGCCCGAGAACAGGTTGTCGATGTAGCGGGTCTGGAGCCCGACACGGTCGACGATCTGGAAGTACCTGAAGTCGCCGATGATTCCCCACTTGACCGAGGCCACCGGAGGCGACCCCGAGCCAGCCGTGCCGACGTTCGTCTGCCGGTAGATCGGATATCCGAGCAGCCGCGACGGGACGCCGGCCTGGAGCGACTCGGCCCACCAGGAGCCCTGTGCGGTGCTCGTGAGGCCGCGTACCTTCGACGTCATCGCCGGGGCCATGAGCCAGGTCGCGTTCGCCTGGTACCGCGCCGGCAGAGCGTCCTGGAGAGCGAGCAGGTCGACGGTTCCGATGACGACGGTGGCGGCGGTGCCGAGCACCGTGCCCGCGTAGGTCATGAACCCGGACGGGTTCGGGGCGGTGCCGTTGCCGTTCACGAACGAGGCAGCCTCCTCGACGTCCTTCGCGTCCGAGATCAGCGGTGCGAGCTGAGCCTCCAGCGCGCCCCAGTCGGCCGCGGCCTCCCACGAGAACGGAATGAACACGTCGACGCGAGACGGAGTGATCGTCGGCGCGACGAGCGTCGGAGCATTGTCCGTCATCGCGGCACCCTCCGAGCGGCGCGTCGCGGTGACGCCGGAACTCGTGACCGCCTGGTACTGGTGCGACGTCGTCGTGATCACGTTGGAGATCATGCGAACCGGGTTGAGCACCCCGTTCGACACCGGGATCACCGTCGGGTCGATCTGGATCGGCACCGTGATGCCGCCCGTGTTCGACGTCGTGATCGAGCGGTCTTCGAGCGCCATGCCGGCCGCGAGCGCGTTCTGCTCGTTGCGGCTGAGCGGCTGGCGAAGCATCGTCTTCCAGTACGCGGCGCGGTAGTCCGGGGAGCCGTGGAGCAGGACGCGCTGCACCATCTCGCCGCTGCTGTCCTGATCCATCAGCCGCTCGACGTGCTCACGGGCGTCTGCCTGGTCCGTGTTCGGCTGCGAGAACTGGATCTGATCCAGCGCCGCGCGTGCACCGTCCTTCGTGATCTGCTGGAAGTGATCGCGGCTGGTCGCGAGCGAGTGGTACTGCTCGATCGCGAACACGTCCTGCGGGATCTGGTTGCGGCCCGTCCGCTTCTGGACGTACACGGAGTCGTCGCGGTCGCGGGTCGGCTGGACCTTCGGCTTGTCGTCGACAAGCGTGTCGAGGTACGCCTGCCGGTCCTCGGTGTCCGTGATCCGCTGCTTGAGGTCGGTCTGCTCCGAGTCGAGCGAATCCCACCGCTCCTGCTCGGCAGAGTCGAGCGTCTGCCCGTAGTTCTCGTTCGCGATCTCCTTCAGTTCCGTGACGATGTCCGCCAGCCGAGACCGCATCTCTTCGATGCTTTCGCGCATCTTCTTTTCCTCCTTCGGGGTGTTGGTCGGCTGGGTGTCACGGCGCGGCTCGGCCGGGTGTGACGGCGCAGCGGCAGTAGTCGTGTCTTCGGTCTCGTCGGCGTCCGCGGTGCGCTCCGGTTCGGGCGCGGCGGCGGAGGTGACGTCGTCGATCTCTTGTGTGGGAGTCACGTCGGGCGCTGCGGTCTGAGCCGCGCGCCACTCGTCGGTGAGGGAACGTACGCCCGCGGTGGCGGCCGGGTTCGCTCCCCATGTGACGGGGCCGAACTCCATGACTTGCGCCTCCTTGATCGTGCGCTCCGGCAGCCCCTTCGGGTTCTCGTCGGATACGCCCGGCTCGTCGGCCCACTCCTCGCGCATCACGCGGAAGCGGAAGCTCGCGCCGTAGACGCCCGCGCGCAGTCCGTCCATGACGAGGTCAGGCACGGAGCGGAACAACTCGGCCTCGTAGTAGGCGCCCACGTCGTCCTCGCGCAGTTCCTTGATGGCGCCGATGGGCTTGTCGCCGAGCTGCGGGTCCTGGCCGTGCTGGAGCAGCACGCGCATCCCGGCCCGGTTCTCGCGCATCGTCTTCTTGAACGCGCCCGGAGCGAAGCGCTCGATGAACTGCCCCTCCCACATGGAGTTAATCTCATAGGGCGAGTCGAAGACGGAGAAGTGGCCGTGCAGCGTCGGCGGCGAGTCGTCGTCGCCCTCGCTGCGAACTTCGATGTGGACGGGGGAGACGCCGCGAACGAGATTGTCGCGCGGCGGCTGCTTCCGCTGGGTGTTCTCGTCCATCAGAGCCTCCTAGTTTGCCGGAATGTTGTCGGGTTTGGCGACAACTTGGCCGTTCGTCTTCCCGTTCACCGCGGACGTACCGGGTGGTTGAAGCTGGACGCTGAACAGACCCGAGTGCTCGTTCATCAGCACACGGATGTCGTTGTTCGCGAGGAAGTCCGCAATCGCGTCCGGCTTCCAACCAGCGTTGATCAGCGACAGCGCAGCGGACGCCTTCATCTGCTGCACCTCCGCAATGTCCTTCGCGTCCTCCTGAAGGAAGGAGATGTCCCGCTCGTCGTACCAGAGCTCGGCTGCGCTCTCTCCAGGGTTCCTCGCAGGCGGAACGTCCAGGATCGACTCCAGCGCGCCGGCCGCCTGCCGCCACAACGGACGCATCGTCCCGTCCGCGAACAGCCGCCGGGTCGCCTGATAGTTGCCCGCGTTCAAGCTCGAGCCAGCCATCCCCTCCGACAATCCGACGATCACCGGGTGAACCCGGAGCGCCGCAGCGATGCGCGTCTCACCCGCGCCCTGCGTCGCGCGGAACTCGAGCTGCTGCATATCGGAGCCGATCGTCTGAACGTCAGTCGCGCCTGTGACGAACAAAGTCTTGTAGGCGTTCTCAACGCCCTGATGACTCTCGCGAAACTTGCGGACGTACTCGTTGAAATCCTCCATCTTTGGAGGCGTCAACTTCACAACCGTGTTGACCGTCGCCCCGTTGTCGAAGAACCGTTGCCGGTGCGTGCTCATCGACTGGTCGGCCTGCACCTCCCGCAGCGCCGCTGTGATGATCGACATGCCGCGATACGACGCCGCCGGATCCGGGATCGGCGCGAAGTGCGCGATCTGCTCCGGCACGTAGTTGAAATGCGGCCTGCCGCTGTTTTTGCCGCCCGGGTAGTACCGGTAGCCGGCCACGGTCTCATCGGGGTCGCCGGGAAGGAAGTCGCCGCGGCCCGTCTTCGACCCGATCAGGATCTCCACCCAGGCCGGATACAGCCGCATGATCTCATCGCCCTGACGGAGACCGATGAAATTCCCGTCCAGGTCGCCGTCCTGGATCATCCGGCTCAGCAGGTCGCCCGTCGTGCCGTTCGCCCACGGCCTCTCCAGCGGCCGCAGGTTCTGATCCCCGAACAGCGGCCCCGGCCTTCCGTTCCGCATCCGCCGCCACAGGAACCGCGCCTCCGAGAAATGCATCATCCGGGTGAGCAGACACGCGAACACGACGCCGTTCTGCTTGTAGACGCCGCGGATGTAGCCCTCGAAGTTGTCCGCGATTGCCTCGGTACCTTCGCCCGTCAGTGTCTGGTGGAAGTTCGCCGGGTAGCCGATGCCGTTGAACTTGAACATCTCGACCCACTTGTCGAACGGCAGCGACGAACGCTCCTCCTGCCTGCCCGCGATGCGCCGGACGAGGCTCGTCACTTCGCGTCAACGTTCACGAGAAGCGCGCCGGCGGCGGCTATGCCAGCCCCGGCGAAGATGAGCGCTGCCGGGACGTAGACCATCGCGATCCCGAGCGTCACAACAGCGAGGCCGAGCCCGCAGACGACCACTGCGACGGCGAACTTCACGCCCACGCCCACTGCGACACCTCAGTTTCCTCGGACTCCAGGTCGCCCACGGCCGCGGTGTGAACCATGCACGCAGCGACGAGAGCGTCGATGACGCGAAGGCGCTGCTTCTCCTTGTCGCGCCGAGACTCCGACGGACGTGCGAACACCGTGTCGCCGCCCGGAAGGTCGACCGCGATCGCGTTCATCACATGCGCCTTCAGTCCCTGGTGCCCCGTGTGCTTCAGCCAGCCGTTCCGCAGCGCCTCCATGAAGCGCGCGTAGTCGAGCGCCTTGAATGGATTCGACTGCGTCCGGTCGACCACCTCGCAGCCGATCTCAGTCTCGACCCATCCGGCAATCTCCACCCCGTCGGTCAGGTCCATCACGACCAACGTGATTGGATTCACCTCGTGGATTCGGTCGATCGCGTCCTTGATGGCTTGCGGCTTCGTCGTGTTCCCATCGCGTGGCGGAACGATGATCTCCGCGTCCCCGAGCAGCCGATACTCGGAGTCCCTGACCCAGATCGGAACGCACGCGGTCGTGTCGCTTTTCCATCCGAGGTCAAGACCGAGCCACACTTCCTCGCCCGGCGGGATCTGGTCTTCGACGCGGGCGCCTTCCCACTCCTGCTCGGTGATCGCGGCGGCGTCGGAGCGTGTCGCCAGGTTGCACTTGAACCGGCGCCAATGCCCCAGCGTCATCGTCGGAGTCGCACGATCCTCCGCCAGCGTCTGCGGCGTGATCCGCGGAGACGGATTCGCCAACTTGACCACCGCCATGTCCTCGCAGTCCGCCGTCTTAGGCAGCGCGTACTCGTGCATCGCAATCAGGTCAGACCGATAGTGCGAGTAGCCGGGACGCATCGACACCATCGGCACCGACTTGCGAATCAGGTCGCGCGTGTCCTCGAACTCGGAGCCCGGCTCGCCCGCGGTGGAGATCGTCGCCATCTGCCCGCCGCGCTTGCGGAGCTTCCCGCGCCAGGTGCGGTACAGCTTCAGATCCTTGTGGCGGTGCAACTCGTCGATGAACGCGTCGGTCGGCAGGATCCCGTCCGCGTGCGCGTCGTCGGCCGCGAAAATCTGGATCCGACCGCCGTTCAACTTGTTCGTGATCCGGCGGTAGCCGTCGTAGCAGCGGATGAACGCCGACAGGCGCTTCGACGCGCGCACGAACCCGGCCGCCTGCGTGTAGCCGAGCTCGGCCTGCTCGCGCGACGACGCCGCCCACGGGATCTCGGCGCGACGGCGGTGCTCCAGCAGGTACACGCCCAGGCCCGCGAGACCCGTCGTCTTCGCGTTCCCCTCCGGAACGAGCAGCCACAGCTCCGGGATGCCCGCGAAGTAGTCCTCGAGGAACTCAGCGAACCACTCGTCGACCGTCCACTGCTCGCCGCTGTCCAGTTCGAGCTCCGCAGCCCAGGTGCGGAAGTGGTCGACGGTGAACGGCTCGAGCCCTGCCTTGCAGCCGGGGCACTGGCAGGAGAAGTCTTCGACCGCGGCGGCGCTCATCCGGTGCGCCCAGCGCCGCGGCGGCGGTTGCATGAGCGGTGCGCTGGCCTCTTGTTGGCCGCCGAGTCGCTTCCGCCGAACGCAGCCGCGAGAACGTGGTCGGCCTCGAAGGGGTCGTTGGCGCGCGGGCCTTCGCCGCAGATCCAGCACGCGGTCGCACCGTCGAGAGCGATGGCGTTCTGTGCGCGCCCTTGCCTCGTTGACCCTGTGCGTGCGGTTCCGGCGTGGCGGTCGCACCGATTGCTCCGGCTCGGGCGTCCGCAAACCAGGCAGCTACGTAGCACGGCCTGAGTTTAGCCGCTTTGTTGCCTGGCTAGGCTACGCCGTTTCTACCTGACCGGATGATGTCGAGCGAGGCGGGCCCGTGCCACGCGAGAAGGTCGACAACGGACAGGTGGCTGACGAACTCCGCACCGCCCTGGTCGTAGACGGGGTGCTCGTATTCGTGCCAGCGGATCGGGACTCCGATGTCGTGGCCTTCGAGGTATCCGCGGGCGCCTTCGGGGGAGAGGTACTCGGTTGCTTCGACGGCGGAGCAGATGTCGCGGAGACGGCCTATCGGGTCTACTGAACTCACACCAAGCGTCGATGCGAGCACCACCTTAGACCGCAGTTCGCCAATGCCAATCTTGCTCGCGATCTCTCGGATCAACGGGACTGTCACATCGCACAGGCGACGAAAAGGCCACGGGTCGGAGGCCATGAGCAACTCTGAGATATGTCCCCACCAAGGCGCGTGACCATAGGCGCTCTCGATCGTCCGCCGCTGCTTCCCCGCCCATTGCTTGTTCGCAATCACTACGTCCTTGATCAGCGCGCCTTGGCTCGCGTTGATCGGCACGCTCAACCACACCACGTTCCCGTCCCGCGCCCGGATCCGGTTCCGCGTCTGCCACGACTGCTTGCTCACCGCCACCGTGTCGAGCAGCACGAACACGTCCGCCTGGTCGAGCAAGTCGAAGTACCCACACCACGGCAAGTACGTCGGCTGCATGATCGCGACCGTCGTCATAGCCGATGGCAGAAGAACCGCGCCTCGTACTCCTCGAACCCCGCCGCGTGCAACGCCAGCACCGCCGGACGGTTCCCCGAATCGACCGTCACCTTCAACCGGCCGCCGTAGCCCGCCGCGTACAGCTTCAACGCGACCAGCATGTCCACCACCACGTTCGGACGGGCCGAGAACGCCACCTCGCCGTTCGAGTCGATGCGAACCGTCCCCGCCGGCAGACCGTCCCGCAGCCACACCAGCATCGTCGCCCCGGTCAGCCGTGAGACGAACCAGCGGTGATGCTCCTCCTTGTCGGTGATCTGCCCCAGGTACCAGCCGCCCTCCTGGCCCTTCCGCTCGTCAACGACTCGGCGGTGCCAGAAGAACCCCTCGTCGTCGAGTGTCGCCTGGCGGAACGTCACGGCCGCCTCGTCGCGAGCGCGAGCATCCCCGCGTCCGCCTCTACCGCTTCGAGCACCGCACGCGAGTCCAGCGCGAACAACTCGCCTCCGGTCGCGTCGAACAGCCGGCGCATCAGGTCGAGGTCGTCCTGATCGTCCACCGTCAGCCGCCAGTGCGCGCGGGAGCGCATCCAGTCCTCGGCTTCGACGTAGCGCACCTGGAAGTCGTCGGGTCTGTCCTCGATGTAAGTGATGACGTGCTCTCGGTCGTGCTGGGTCTCCGCTTCCGCCCATGCTTCCTCCAGCGCGCCGAAGGTCATCGACTCCTGCCCGAGCCCGTTCGGTGCGCCGTTCACGCCGACGTAGTCCACGGCGAGCGCGTCCAGCGCCATCACGGTCGACGTGAGCAGTTCCGGGCAGAGCAGCGGACAGTCGGCGGTGACTCGGACGATCGCGTCGTCCTGCTCGATGACCTGGTGGTGGACGGCTGCCCGGTAGAAGCGGTTCAGCACGTCGCGCTCCGAGCTCCGGTAGCAGTCGACGCCGAGCATGACGCAGAGGTCAGCGATTGCGTTGTCGTGGGCGCGGGCGGTGGTTGCGACGGTGAGCGGTCCGAGGTCGGCGGTCTGCGCGCGTTCGATGACGCGCTGGAGGAGTGGCTTGCCGCCGATGTCGGCTAGGACCTTGCCGGGGAGGCGAGTGCTGCCCGTTCTCGCCTGGATGACGGTCAGCGTCGTCACGCGCACACCTCCACAACCTTGCTCGCGACGAACGCCACGTCCGCATCCGACAGCGACGGATGACACGGCACCGACAGCAGATGGTTCACGCACCACGTCGCGCCGGGGAACTGGTCGTCCGACATCCCGAGCTGGCGGTGCAGCGGCGGGTAGACGCCCCGGCCCGCCTCGATGCCGTGCTCCGCGAGCGCGGCGACCTTCGCGGCGGGGCCATCGACCGCGATGAGGTAGCGAAAGAACACGCTGCCGGTTCCGATGTCGGGACACTCGATACCCGCCGGCTGGAAGGCGTAGGTGTAGTGGCCGGCGATCTCGCGGCGTCGGTAGATGAAGTCGTCCAACTGCCGCAGTTGCGACAGGCCGAGGCACGCCTGCATCGGGGACATGCCGAGCGACTGCGCTCCGAGGCGTCCGTTCGGGGAGTCGTCGTAGTAGGCGCGCTCGCGGACTTCTTGCAGTAGCGCCTCGTCGTTACTGAACACGACCCCACCGCGGCCGGTGCTGATCATCTTCGACCGGTGCAACGAGCAGACTCCGAGCGTCCCCAGTAGCGCACCGACTCCGCCGAGGGAAAGTGTCCAATCCTCTAGCGGCGCTGACTGGCCCTTGGTGCTCGTTCCGAACGCGTGAACCACCAACGTCGCCTTGTCCATTTGCGTCATCGTCGCGGTTGCAACGTCGAACGTTCCGTCCACCAAATACGGGTCGTGGTGGGTGTCCCTTGTGGACGCAGCGTTGAGAACCGCGGAGCAGGCGTATGTCGGGACGCTGAACCTCCCGAACGTCATCGGGAATGTCAACTCAAGCGCCGTCGTCCCCGAGCAGACCGCCACCGCGCCAGCGCACCCGACCCGAGCAGCGAACGCCGCCTCGAACTCCCGCACCGTCCGCTCCGCATACGCGCCGTCGTCGTAGGCGCGCGCGGCCAGGTGCCTGCGGTCGATGTCGGTGATCGTGGGGGAGACGAGCGGGATCACGCGACCGTCTCGCGGATAGGCGAAGCCGAGATGCCGTAGAACTCGAATACTTCGGAAAGTTCATCCCAGGTGCTGGAGTTATCTGCGAGCGCCTTGCGGAATGCGTCACCAGCAGATTCCTCCATGGTCTGGATGAGTTGGCTGAGGTCATCGAAGTCATCCACGTCGACCACGAAACTCACCGAGACGAGAGTCTTCACGCCGTCGCCCTCCGATCGCTCGCATCCTCCGACGGCTGCACCCGCTTCACCCCGTCGCCCATCACCGACTCAACCCGCCGGATAGCCCGCACCATCGCGCGGAAGTCCGCCGGGCCCAACGCGAACGGGTGATCCGGCCCAGGCAGCGACGGGTCAGGCGTCAAGTGCTTCTCGATCACGCACGCCCCCGCCGCCACCGCGTACTCCGGGACGATCCGCTCCAGCGAGTGATCCGACAGTCCGACGGGCACCCGGTAGCGGTCGGCCATCCGAGGGATGCACGCGAGGTTCATGTGCTCGGGCTTCGACGGGTACGCCGACACGCAATGCAGCAGGATCAGCTTCTGGGTGCGCGCAGCGAGCACGGCCCGCGTCACGTCGCTGTTGTCGCTCGCACCCGTCGCGATGATCAGCGGCAGGCCCGACTCGCCGGCCGCTCTAAGCAACTGCTGGTCGTGCGACTCCGGGCTGGCGATCTTCACCGCCGCCGGTCCGACCGCGAGGTACGCCGCGAGCGTCTCGAGCGAGAACACCGAGCAGAGGAACTCCACGCCTTGATCGCGGCACGTCTGCTGCAACTCGGGCAGCCACGCATCCGGCAACGCACCCGGAGTCGACTCGCCGGGGTAGAGCTCGTGCTCGCGGTAGAGCTGGAACTTCGCCGCGTCCGCACCGCATCGGGACGCGGTCTCGATCAGCCTCTTGGCAGTGTCGAGGTTGCCGTCGTGGTTGGAGCCGATCTCCGCGATGACGTAGGTCGGGTGGCCTTCTCCGATGGTGCGGGTGTCGATCTGGACGGCGCTCACTTCGTCACCGTGATCAGCCAGTCGGAGTTGGTGCGGGTGCGTGCGGCCGTGGTCGTCTCAGATAGCTCGTAGGTCACGTCGGGGAAGCGCGCGTAGACGATGGGCACCTGGTAGCGCGCAAGGAAGTCGACCGCCATGCCGTGCTCGGGCTCGTCGCGTCCGGGCGGATTCAGGTGGCGCCAGTCACTCGACGTGCGAACGCACACGAACCCGCGTCCGCCCGGCCGCAGCACCCGATGCATCTCCGCCACCGCGGCCTCATGCTCGTCCCGCGTGCCGTAGTAGAAGACCCCGTAGGCCAGCGCAACGTCGAAGGAACCGTCGGCATACGGCAGCGCGGTCATCGGCGCCTGCAGCACACGCTTCGACGGCAGCGCGGCCACCATCCGCGTCAGCCGCACCGCGTCCGCAGACACGTCGCAGGCCGACGCCTTGAACCCGAACTGGTCGAGCAGGATCGTGTGCCGTCCCGAGCCGCATCCGATGTCGAGCGCGGTCGGCTGGCGGCGGTCGTCGGGGTCCCGCTCGATGCCAGCGAGGAAGCGGACGACGTTCTCGGACGGGTACTCGAGGCGGTGGCGTGCCTGCCGGTGCAGAGTGTCCCAGGCGGTGGCGGTCACGGCTTCTCCAGGAGCCAGTACCGCGCCCGCTCGAACCCGTCGTCGGCCGTCAGATCGCCCCACGCCCGCAGCGTCAGGTCAGGGAACACCCGCAGGTAGTGGGCGCCGTAGTCGCGCCGCCACAGCATCCCGTCCAGGCCGCGGTACTCGACCTCCTCGTCGACCGGCGAGTGGTACTCGATGGCGAGCACGTAGCGGCGCGCCACCCGCACCATCTCGCGCAGAGCGTCGTCCAGGCGGTCGGGTGGCGTGTGAATCAAGACGCCGCTCGTCATCGCCAGGTCGAAGCCGTCGTCTTCGTACGGGATGCGGTAGATGTCGCCTGCGACGACCGTCAGGCCCGACTCGAGCGCGAGCTCGCGGGCGTAGTCGCCGGGTTCGACGCCGCGGACAACCGCACCCGTCGCCTGCTTCACGGCGAGCAGATTGTGGCCCTTGTTGCAGCCGACCTCGACGACGTCCTGGACGCCGGCCGGGATGAGGCGGCGGAGGGTTGCTACGCGGTCGAGGTGGTCGACATCGTTGCGATCGGTGTAGGCGCGTCCGAAGTCTCCGCGCCAGTGGTCTAGTTGCGTGGTCACGAGCCGCTCTCCCGCCAGTACCGCACAAGCCCCGACACGCCCGGACGGTACGCAACGTTCAGCGGCTCTATCCACGTCACGCTTTGCCCAATGCGGTCGACGATCACGAGATTGCTGAAGTCGCCCAGCACCGACCACGCCGGCTCCGTCTCCCACGCGAACGGTGTGAACTTCGGCTTCCACCCGAACACGGCCGCAACCAACGCTCCGAGCAATCCACCGAGAAAACCACGACGATTCATGCCGCCTCCTTTGGATGTTCGCCACGAGCCACCATCGCGAAGAACGCGAGCGCGTCCGTGCCGCGCAACGTGACCCAGTCCGATCTGCCATCACGGCCCTCGTACGGAGCGCCGCCGATCACGACGTACGCCTTTGAGACGTGCCCGTGCCCACAGCACGCCCAAGACACGCCCGGGAGAAACCCGAGGCACGGATCGGGGGCGGTGTATCCGGCAACCTTGGCCCTGCACTGTTTGCACTTCTTCTTCATGCCGCCACCTGGAGCCGGCGGAGCGTCGTCGCCACGGCCTCGGAGTTGATGTCGCAACCGACAAACCGCCGCGTCTGTGAAAGGGCGGAGATAGCCGTCGTGCCGCCGCCAAGGAACGGATCGCAGACCACGTCCCCGGCCTTGCTGAACGAGCGCACGAGCCGGTCGAACCCCTCAACTGACTGGCCCCATTCGTGGTGATCCTTGTCCGTCGCCGCGTTTGCGATCTCGTCACGCAGCATCGGCGCGTCCGTCGGCATCTCCCCTTTGTGGTAAACGAGAATCGGCTTCCAGCAGTCGAATACGCGGCGCTTGTGGTCGGCCGTGTTCGCGACGTTGTCGTAGCGCCAGCAGATCGTCCAGCGGTACGCGAGCTCCGGGTGACGCATCGCCTCGATGACATCAGGCAGGATCGCCTGCCACGTCATCACCACGAGCGGACCGCCGTGCGGTAGCACCTCGACGGCGAAGTCTCGGAGGGCTTCGTACAGCGGGATCGAGTCACCCACGTAGGGAGGGTCCGTGATGATCGAGTCGACGCCCTCGGGGCGCCACTCGCGCAGATCGGCCACTACGAACTCGTGGCTCACGCCCGCCTGTTGGGCCTCACGTTCGCGTGCTTCTGTCTGCTCACGCGCCTTGCCCTCACGCTCACGGCGCTTGGCGCGCTTGAGAATGTCGTTCATGGATACAGGTCGCTCGGGGTGTTGTTCTGCCTCGGCCTCGGCCTCTGCACGCGCACCCGTCCTGGCGAGCGCGCGGCCCTCCGCCACTCGGCGGTGATCGGGCAATGAAACCCGCCGAGGTTCGGCGGTTTTCTTCGGTCGTCCGGGAGCGGGGACTTCGCCGTTCTCCTGCGCTTCGTCCACGAGTCCCGCGAGCAACTCGAGCGCCTCGGCCCGTAGGAACGTCGCCTCGTTCTGGATCGGCACGGCGAGCCCGGCCCGCTTCGTCAGGTCGGCAATCGCGGCGGCGCGCTTCTCCACCTCGGCCATCTCCTCCACGCTCGATATCTCAGCCAGCGATGCGCGCTCGCGCTGCAAGATCGCCGGCACCATGTCCAGGCGAATCGCTAGTTCGCTCATTGCTGCGCCGCCCAGTCCCGCCAGCGACGAACGAGGCTGCGAATGTCATGGGCATTGCCAGGGTGGTACGCCTTCTTCCACCAGCGGTATCCAGAGATGTCGTCGGGAGGGGTTCCGTATATAACGAGCACCCGGACGCGCTCCGGGCAGAGGCGGATCAGCGCGTCGTAGAAGATGCTCTGCCCTTGACTGATGCCGACGCTCATGGGCGACTTCCCCTCAATGAAGAGGAAGTGCCCGTTCTTCTCGCAGACGAGGTCGATGTCCGTGGGCGCTTCCTTGTTGGGTAGCGCGCCCAGCAGGAAGTCGAACCGTGGCAGCCCCTGCTGACGCAGCTGCCGGGGGAAGGCGGACGCATTAGAGTTCGCTTCCGCCAGGGACGTTTCTGTCATGAGTCACCTCTCTGGCTAGGTAACTCGCATCCGGGGCCTCGGCCAGAGTCACCCCGGATGCGAGCCTTTTATGTGCGTCCAAGTTTACCCTCGGACGTTGCCAGCGTTGACAAATCCGGGTACGGGTCGTCCGGCAGCGGCCCGGGCGCAAAGCCCGAGTCAACCCACCGGCTCAAAATCCAAAGGCCGCGCGCCGCGGTGTCCGGAGGCATGTACGCGTGGAACCCCGGGAACGTCGCGTACGGCTCCAAGTCGCCCGGAGCGCGGCCATCAGCACGCGCTCGACGAAGCCACTCCGCCGCGGCATGGTCGTCTGTCAGAATCGCGCCGCCGCGTCCCAACGCAAGCTGCTTAGCGGCGTGGAAGCTCAGGCAGGTCAGCGTCCCCGGCTCGTACATCCCCGGCGCCAACCGCCGGGCCGAGTCGACTACACGGGTGGGTGAGAGCCGGTACGAATCACGCCACGGATCGTCTGACCACTCGACGCGCCAACCGGCATTGCGTGCTGCCTGAAGGACGCCAACGTAGGTACGACGCGGGAGCGTGACGGACGTGTCGCCGTACTGGGCGAGAGACCGATCCGTCCAGAACCGACGCCACTCGTGAAAAAGCGAGAGGTGGATGGCATTCGTGCAGCTGTCCACCGCGACAGCGAACGGAGCGCCTGTGTAGTCGCAGAGCTCTGACTCGAACGCGTCCACCACGCGATAGGCGCGGCGAGGGTCACGAGGAGCAGGCGCATCAGCACGAACCGAGATTACACCCGGTGTCAAGTCCGGCAACGGCCCGCCCAACATCACGCCGCCACCTCCGTCACGCCCAACCCCGCCAGCGACCGGAACCCCGCCACGTCCAGCCGCTCCGCCGTCGCAGACGAGAACTCGCCGGACATGCCCCCCTCCCCAAGCCACCGGTAGACCACGAACCGGTCCCCGTCATCGCGCGTCCGGTGAGCCTCATTCGCGCTGATCAGCAGCTCGTGCGTCTTCTCGCCATGCCGCACGCCAACCACCGAAGTCCGCGGCGCCCCCGGCCAGCACACCGCAGCCGCGATCGTCATCAAGTCCACCGCCGGCAGCCGCGGAACGAACACCTCGCCGCCGCGCATCGAGCCCAACGATGTGAGCACGAAATCCACCGCGCCGTCCAACGTCAACACGAACCGCGTCATCCCCGGATCAGTCACCCGCAACGGCTCCCCACGATCACGAGCCGCCACCCACAACGGCAGCACCGACCCCCGCGACGAGATCACGTTCCCGTACCGGACACACGCGAACGACGGCCCATCCGCACCCGAGTAGTTGTTCGCGTCCACGAAGCAATCCTCGGCCAACGCCTTCGACTTCCCGTACACGTTGATCGGGTCAACCGCCTTGTCCGTCGACAACGCCAGCACCCGCGGAACCCCCGCCTTCAACGCCGCCTTGATCACGTTCCGCGACCCGTCCACGTTCGTCGCGATCGCCTCATCCGGGTTGTACTCGCACGCCTCCAC